ACGCTGCTCAATACGGCGCTTGACGTGTCGGCTGCGACAGGCACAGACCTGGCGACCGTCACCGACGCAATGAGCAAGGCCGCTGTCGGCAACACCAAGGCGCTTGGCAACCTGGTGCCGGCAGTACGCGAGACGATTAAGGAAGGCGCATCGCTCGACGAGGTAATGCAAATCTTAACGTCGTCAATGGGCGGCGCCGCGACGATTGCAGCCAACAGCGCTGAGGGTCAAATGAAACGCCTGTCGATCACGATTAGCGAAACGAAGGAGTCAATCGGCGCCGCGTTCCTGCCGATACTTGAGCGTTTGCTGCCGAAGCTGCAGCAGCTGGCAAAGTTCGTACAAGACAACACACGTTTTGTGACCGGCCTGCTCGTCGCAGTCGGCGCGTTGGCAGGCGCAATCCTTACCGCTAACGCAGCAATAAAAGTGATTACGGCATCGCAACTACTGCTGAACCTGGCAATGGCAGCGAACCCAATCGGCCTGGTTATCACCGCCGTCGCAGCTCTGGTCGCCGGCTTTATGTTGCTGGTCAAAACAACAGGCGGCGTCAAAGAAGCGTTTATTGCGATGGGCAACTTCATCATCGGCGTCTTTGAGAACATCGTCAACAGCTTCAACAACATGCTGAACCTAATTATCAAAGGCATAAACCTGTTGCCAGGCGTCGAGATACCGTTTATCCCAAAGCTTGAGCTGCCACGCATCGCAGGCGGCGGCAGCAGCGCAGCTGTAGGCACAGGCGGCGGCACGACAGCCGGCCCTGACCTGCTTGAGCGTGCGCTCATGCGCCCGGTAGTGCCTGACGTGCCGGTGGTCGTCGTGCCACCTGTAAAAGGCGGCGGCGGTGGCGGCGGTCGTGTAGGAGGAGGTGCAGGCATCGGACTAGGTGAGGGCATGGTCGGCATACTGCCCATTGACGAAGGATTTATCGGCGGCGGTGGCGGCGGTTTCGGCGCTGCGCCAGGCAATGAGGCGCTGCTCGACGGCATGACAGGCGGCATCACAGTCGTCGTCAACGCCGCAATCGCTGAGGCGACGCTTGCCGACAAGATCGTTGACGCGCTCACCACCTACAACCGACGATCAGGGCCGCTACAGCTAGAGATTGCGTAATGGCTGCGTCAGTCGTACAGTCAGGCAGCTACCTGCTTGAGCTTGACACAGGCTTCGAGTCAGGCGCGTTTACGCTCAACGACGCCACAAAAGGCGTGCTTGACAACGCCGAATACACGCTGGGCGGCACAGGCAACACGTACGCCGACATAACAGAATTTGTGACCAGCGTTGTCTACAAACGTGGGCGCGAGAAAACCGACTTCCAGTTCGGCGCTGGCGTCATGCAGTTTACGATGCGCGACGAAACAGGCATACTCGGGCCGTACGACACCAGCAGCCCCTTCTACGACCCGGTAAACGCCCAGCCAGGGCTAGCACCGATGCGCGGCATACGACTGTCGCGCGACGGCGAATTCCTGTTTGTCGGCATCGTCACGTCGTACTACTACATGTTTCAAATGGTCGGGCCAAACCTTGTCAACGTGCAGTGCGCAGACGAGTTCTACAAACTGGCACAGACGCAGCTTGACCAGCTGAACGTCACGGCGCAAACGTCAGGCGCACGCATAAACACGGTGCTGGCACTGCCAGAGGTCGACTACACCGGCACAAGCAGCATTGCAACAGGCACGGTCAACCTGGGCCACGCAGCCGCCTACACGGTGCCGCAAGGCACTAACACACTGCAATACTTGCAGCAAATAAACCAGGCTGAGCAGGGCCGGCTGTTTGTGGCGCGTGACGGCACGATCACGTTCCAGGAACGCATCGGCAGCACACCTAGCAGCCCTGTCGTCAGTTTTACCGACGACGGCACAGGCGCCAAGTACGAGGATTTGCAGGTCGAGTTTGACGCCGACAACGTAGTAAACCGCGCCTATGTACAAGGGTTGAATGACGACAACGCCACCGACAGCGACGCGGCGAGCATCGCCCAATACTTCACGCAGTCGGTGTCAATCACAGACAGTTTGCTGCACGAGCAGTCAGAGATTGACGACCTGGCGGCCTACCTGCTCGAGCCTGACCCTGAGCCGCGTTACACGTCGGTCACGACGTACTTTGGCAGCCTCACAGATGCGCAACGCACAGCTGTAGCGACCATTGACATTGGCGACACAATCAGCATTACAAAGGAAATACCAGGGCTAGGCAGCGAGCTTGACAACGAGCTGAGCGTTGAGGGCATACAGGCTGTGATTGAGTTCAACCGGGGTCACACGGTCACGTTTTACACTGCGCCGACAATCATTATTTACGACCTGATACTTGACGATCCTGTGTACGGTGTCATGGATGCCGACAATGTTTTGGGCTAAGGTAGAGCTATGACCGTTCCGTATCCGTTCGTAGCGGGCGCAGTCCTTACCGCTGCGCAAATGAATTCGTTAAGTGAACTGACGATTAACGACAAGACCGACAGCTACACGTTGGTAGCAGGTGATGCCGGCGAGCGCGTCATCATGAACAAAGCAACCGCAACAACGGTGACCGTACCTGACAGCGTGTTTACCGCGTCTCAGGTCGTACAAATCCTGAACAAAGGCGCAGGCACCTGCACAGTGACCGCAGGCGCAGGCGTAACAATAAATACATCCGGTTCACTTGCGCTGGCCCAATACGGAGGAGGCACCTTGATTGCGCTGTCTGGGTCAACCTTCCTGTTTTTTCCCTACGGTGGAATAGGGTACGGCGTAGCAACAGGCGGCTCATCAAGTAGTATTACGGTCGGCGGTCAGGCGTACACGTTGCTGACCTTTTCAACGTCGGGCACGTTGACGGTGACGACGGCTGGGCTGTTCGATGTGTTGATGGTCGGCGGCGGCGGAGGAGGTGGGTTCCGCGCCAACTTCGGCAGTGCTGGCGGTGGCGGTGGCGGCGGTGTCGTCCAACAAACAATTTATCTGGATGCGAACGCAACGGTAACAATCGGTGCCAAAGGTGCCGCAGTCACGACCACCTCGAGTGGTAATCGTGGCACGTTTACTCGCGTCGGTTCGTTGGCGGCAGGCGGCGGCGGCGGCGGCATCGCAGCTGACGGTGTCACTTTGGTCCCTGGAGATAACGCGGGTGGCGGCGGTGGAGGTGTCGGCAGCAACGCATTCGCCACCAACACCGGCGGCTTGACGCTGATTTCCACGCAAGGCAACAACGGCGGCAACGGATCAAACGCCTCAGGTAGTTCAGGCTCAGGCGGCGGCGGCGGGTCAGGCGGCGGCGGCGGAAACGGCGGCTCAACCACAGGCGGTGCTGGCGGCACAGGAACAGCGACCACAACCTTTACAGGCGGCACGCTCGTCACGCACATTGGGTGCGGCGGCGGTGGCGGCACAGGGTCTGGGTCAGGTGGCACTGCAGGCAACTCATCGGGCGGGAACGGCGGAGTTGCAGGCTCATCGGCAGGCAGTGCCGCGTCAGCGTCGTTTTACGGTTCGGGCGGCGGCGGCGGTGGACTTACAACATCGGGCGCAGGCTCTGACGGAGTCGTGCTAGTGAGGTTTAAGGTATGAGCAAGAACTACGTTGCACAGATGAACGGCAACCTCGTCGATGCAATTATCGTTGCCGACTACGACTGGGTGCAGGCCAACCTTGAAGGAGAATGGCACGATCTTGGCCCCGAACCCTTGACGGTCGGCATCGGCTACTTTTGGAACGGCACAACATTTGAGGCGCCTGACAATGGACAATAACGCGAAACTGCAAACTGCAGATCAGACGCTAAAGGGCGCAATCATCGGCCTGGTCACGTACGTCGCGTACAAGTACGACCTGGACATGCAACTAATCGCGCTAGGCATCCCGGTCGTGTCGGGTTTGCTGGCGTTGCTTAGCACGCGGTTTGGCAACAAATCGACTGCGTGCCTGTTTGTCTCCAAAGATGACAAACCAGCAAAGTAGGCCGTACGTCGTCACGACGTACCCTGTCGTCAAACACGGTCTGCCAGGCACGACACGCTGGGCTGAATGCGCCAGCGCGTACTCAGGCGGCGCACTGTGGAACAACGGCACCTGGGTGATGCGCGACGTACGCGGGCAGTCCGGCACGATCAGCAACCACGCGCGCGGCGTAGCAATGGACTTGTCCTGGCGTTACATGAAGTCAAGCGGCAAAGGCGTCAGCGACGGTCGCACGAAGGCAATCAAGTTCCTGCAGGCCGCGCTCGACAACTGGCAGCAGCTAGGCATACAGCTCGTAATCGACTACTGGCCTGATGCAAAGGCGTCGGCGTACTACGGTCGCGGTTGGCGTTGCGACCGAGTAGGCACAGGCGTACCTAAACCGCACGCATTCGAGGCGTGGCGCAAGTACAACACGCCGACCGTGCATGGCGCGCCAGGCGGCGACTGGCTGCACATTGAGATCACGCGCGACCTAGCAGAAAACCCTTTACTGGTCGAACAGGCGTTTGGCAAGGCATTCACCACTGCGTAGCCGGCGTTCTGTAAGGT